ATTAACCCTTTGCTAGTATCTCAAACGGATCTTCTCCTGATCCACCTGCAGTAATCATAGGAGCACTTGCCATCTGTTGTCCTGATACATTATTTATTTCTGTGGTAGGAGCAACAACAACAATATCTTGGCCACCAAACCCACTCTCATATGATGCATAGGATTGAAGAACAGGAAGAACATCATCATACTTTGCCTTATTGATACCTGCAAGGAACCCAGGCATTGTTGCACGAAGATAGTCAGTAGAATCCTTATCGATAACAAACTCACCGCTTGTAAGTCTTGCAGGGATCATATCAGTTCCACCTGCACCCCGTACAAAACCACCTAAGTTAAATCCAGTCCTTGATCCAAATGTTCTATCTAAAGCATCAAAATTCTTTGGAGTATTAAGAACATCTCCTTCTGTTGGAGTTGATTTTTTTATTTTTCTTCCAAAATTTTGTTGGAAAGTTTTCTTACCCAATCCAAGTTGTCTTGCTAGTCTTTCGAGACCATCTTGAGTCATTGTTTGAGTTCCTGAAGGTCGTTGTGGTTTTGTAAATTCTCTAGTTATTGCTCCAGTTTGTCTTTCAATTCCTGTTCTTACAGCAGTATTCATAGGATCTTTTGAAATATTTTCTATCAACCTATCAGTATCTCTAGTATCAATTTTATTAATGTTATCATTTGTTCTGGATCTAAATTCTGATTTTCTCTTTATACGACTTGCCCGTTTACTAAACTTAAGGAATCCTCCATTTGGCCTAGGAGTAATATTAGTAGTAACATTAGATCCAGCACCAGTAGTAGTAAGTCTTGGAGATAATGTAGAAGGTTTAACACTAAATTTCTTAGTAGTTTGAAGAAGTGGATTGTTAATCGAAGTAGATACTGATTTAGGAGTTAATCCAGTAGGAACGGGAGATTTAATCCCCATACCCACATTATTAAGAATATTTCCCACTACATCTTCACCAACAGATCTCGACCTCAAAGGATCCATTGTATTTTCTAATTGAACTCTTGTTCGTACAGTAGACTTAACTGGTTCTTTAAATCTTAAAGGTGTTGTCTTAAGGTTCTTAAGTTTTACAATCTTCCCAACCTTTGAAACATCTGTAGTCTTTTTAACCATAGGCAAAAACTTAAGTATCTTTGCAACAAATGCTGCTACAGCAGGATTAAAATATCCAAGAAGAGCAGCACCACCCACCGCCAACATAACTGCCACAACTATACCAATAGTAATTAAAAAATTCTTTACCAACCCTCTTAAAAATTCTAACTCTTTTGTAGATGCAAGAGTTCTCCTACCATCGTCATTAAACCCAAAAACATCAAGAATACCAGTTACCCATTTAGGTGGTCTTGGAGTTGGTGGCATTTCCGTACTAGATCTTACACCAGCAACCTTTCCAGAAGCATCTGTAAATGTTTTCTTCAACATCTCTGGAGAGAATCCAAATTTTGCTGATGCTTTTAGATTATTACTTGCAACTTCAAACTCATCATTAGACATTCCCTGACCAGTTAACATCTTATATGATAGTCCCATCAAAGGTCCAAGGAAAGATGTCTTACTTACATCTTTAAATGAATTACTAATATATTTCCCACTCTCAGGCATACCATCAACATCATTAGGAAATATTTTTTCTGTAGTAGAATCAAATTTAATTGGAGAAATTGATCCTCCAACTTTCAATGTTTGTTCTTTACTCTTAAACCTATCTTGTTCTTTTCTTTTTACAAGACCACCTTCATTTCTTCCTTGTACTTTATCTGCACCAGTTACTTTATCAGAAATACTTGAACCAATAAAAGAACCAATAACACCACCAACCAGACCACCAATCAAAATACCTGCTGGGCCACCAACAGTACCAATAGATGCACCAATCTTAGCACCTGCAGCATACCCTGCAAGACTACTTCCCGAACCAAGACCTGCTTGTAAATTACTTTGTCCTTCTGATTTCCGACCCATAAAGTCGAACGCAGTAAATATTGCTGCTAACGGACCTGCTTTACCAAATTTACCTAAAGTTTTAGTACCAGTCTTTCCAATAGTTTTTAAAGATGTCCTTCTGAGAGATCTTTTTACACCTTTTAATGGTCCACGACCCTTCGGACCTTTTGGTTTTCTATTTTTCTGATCAAACATATAGTCTTGACCAGACTCAAATAGACTTAATGTTCCAATTAAAATAGCAGCATCAAGCAATCCAGAAAGAGCACCACCAAATTTTGATAATACTTCAGCAGTCTTTTCTCCACCAATATTTTTAATGAATCCAGTTGTAGCATCACCAGCTCTGACACCAAAGTCAACCAAAGATATAAACCCATTAAGGAATCGACCACCAATACCAATAATAAAGTTAACAAACTTACCCAGTCCATTAACAATAGGAATTAACTTAGGTAATAATGGTATCAATTTAATTGCAAAGAATCCTAATACAACTGTACCAATAAATTTCTTTAAAGATCCAAAGATACCTAGACTAGGAACACGAACTTTTCCTACAAATGCTTTCTTGGTATCATTATCTTTCGTCTCTACTCTTTTTTCTTTTTTTAATCTACTACTTTTTTCTATACTCCTTCTTAACTTTTCAGATTCTCTTTGCGACTTTGTAAGATCTTTCTTTAAGAATTTATTAACTCTTATAACAGATTTTTTAATCTTTAAAAGATTACCCTTCACAGGTTCTCCATTAATCTTTGCAGTATCTGGTCGTGATTGTAATATTTTCATCTTATACTGTTATACCCAATTGCTTTTTCTTTCTTGAAGAACCACTGCCAACATTAAACTGAGGTATCTTAGATACACCAGAACCATATTGACCCTCTGATTGATTATTAATAGACTCTCTTGAAGGTAGAACAGTAACCTTTGGAGCAGACATAGTAGGTTGACCAACAGGTGCTTTAATATTTGGAGTTGTCATTGGGCCTGTGTAACCACCTTTATTAAACTCCTTTCCTTTTAATGTTCCATCTGCTAATGGTGCAGGATTCATCAATTCATTAAGAAATAATCCAAGTCCTCCTCCTTTTACTGCACCTAGATCCCTTAATGCCCTAACAGGACGTTCAAATGTCTGACGTATGGCAGGAGTAGGACCAGTTGATCTCATTTTAGGATCAAGAAAAGCTTTCAAAGGACGTAAAGACTTTAATCCTTTTGTGCCTTGAGAAAATGCTTTATCACTTCTGGTAAGTTGTGCAGCATCGTCTGCCAGTAATCCATTCCTACCAAAGAAACGTGTCATATTTTCATTAGGCACTCTTACATTCCTTCCTTTATTCCACCAGTCAACTAAACCACCAACTAGTCCACCTTTATTAAATCCTGTAGCGAACTGTGTTCGAGGATCTCCATCTTCTTTCTTTCTAAAAGGTCGTTTTACCAAGTTACCAACATCTTTTATTCTTTTACCAGCAGATTTATCAGGTGACTTCATAGTGATTGCGTCAGTACCACCACCTCCACCACCAAGACCAGGAAGACCTTCCATTCCAATCTGCTGGTTGAGGGCTTGTGCAAATCTCGCTTGAGGGTTTGATACAAGATAATTCTGCTTATCCTCTTCTGTTAATTGACCTATTGATCCTTGAAAAATAGTTTCAGCACCTCTTGATTTTGTCTTCCACGTAGTCTTCGTCATGGTATCAAAATTACTCTGAGTATCTGATGTTTCTTTTGATCTATGCAAATCTGCACCCATCTCCTTTGTAAGTTCCACACCTTTTGCATAAGTCAACTTATCTAAAGGAGGTAATCCCAGAAATTCTACTCGTTCTTTATTAACCCACTCAAGCATATAATCTTCTTGTGCTTTTTTCTCTTTTGGATCAGTTACTGTACCCCTAGTATGTCCTAACTTTTCACTCATATTTTGAACCTTACCACCCTTACCAACTAATCCACCTTTATTATAAACTAATCCACCGTTATTATAACCTTGTGCTTCAGCAAGTGCTCTCTTCTTTTCTAGCATTCTGCCAGTAAGACTATTCCCAAATAAACCCTTTCCCTTTTCTGCTTGATCGATAGCACCTTGAGCTTGCCCACTGAACCAAGATAAAGGATTAAGTAAATTAAAACCCTTATTCTTTTTAGTGGTATCTTTAATACCAAACTCATTCATTTTATCAAATATTCTTCCACCCATTTCATCAATGGTTATTATACCATCTTTATTTTTATCTAATCCTGCATTTTCTCTGTATATGTATGCATTATTATACTTATCATCCTCTCTTGTTATTTCATAATCAGATCCTTTATTAGTCAAGGATGGCATGAAAACATTTGTATATAATTGACCAGCAGTTGGACTATTAGGAAGTTGATTCATATTAAAATACTGATCAATAAGTCCCACTTGATCAGATCTATTCATCTTACCTATATCTTCAGTGGTAATTCCCATTCTTTCTGCAACCATAGGCATGAACTGTATCAACCCAGTAGCACCAGATGCATTGGATGCCTGTGCATTGAATCCAGATTCTGATGCTATCAATCCCAATAATTGAGCAGGATTTATATCTCTTCTTGCAGATAACCCTTCAATTGCCTTTAGAAATTTCTTATCACCACCAATAAGATCTTTTGATGCTCCACTTAGTTTATAACTATAATTCTTTTTAATCTGGCCACCCTCATTTGCATAAGTAACACCATCCATCATCTTGGGTATACCAGATCCACCACCCATTGCATTCATAGATTGGAGAGTATCCACTCCAAACTTTTGAACTGCACCTTTACTCATTACAAACTCACCATCAGTGAGCATAGTAGGAATTTTATCTACACCCTTTTCTCCGCTTACCTCTCCACCCTCTTCCAATCCTTGGAACATACCACCCATGCCAAGGACTGCACCAGCAGTTCCTACTACTTGAAGACCTCTTGCTAATTTATTTCCTCTTCCTCCACTAAAAGATCTTGCAAATCCTCTTGCTCCCTTAACACCCTTAGATGCAAGAAGTTTTGCTGTAAGTGCCGTTAATTTTATTGCTCCTGATATTACTGTCTTAGTAAGGAACTGAACAAACCTACCAAGACCAGTTCCAAATACCAAATAAGCAGCTAATAATTTGCCCCAGTTGGCACTAAAGAATTTAACTAAGGAATCAATTTTCTTTTCATTAGCAGGATTACCAAACCACTTAAGCATATTAATGAATACTTTTGCTAAGATCAATGTGGTTATGAATTTAAAAATTCTACTTAAAACACCTTGAACTGGCTGGAGTATTTTCTTAGCAGCACCAGTTAAAAATCCTGTTGTTTGTCCTTGTTCTAATCTATCTTCTTCTTTTTGCCTACCTAAATTTTCTATAACCTTCTTGTTTGATTCAACATTCTTTTTTTCAAGTTTTTGTTTTTCTAATAACGTAGATTCAATTGAAGTAAGTTTCTCTGCGATAAAAGATATTATAGTTTCTAAAGAACTTGATACCATTCTTTTTCTGTCCACCATCTTTTTAGATGCAGACAGTAGTTTTTGAGGTTCTTTGTTTGCACTTCTACCAAGGAGACTCGCTGCACTTATTGTCGTCTTCTTTGTTTTAAACTTAGGGTCTACTGCTTTTCTTTCTGACCGTATTCTCTTTATCTCTTCTTGTAATATTTCTATTCTTCCATCACCAGGATTAGATATAGAAAGTATATTGGTTGCTTCTATCAATGCACTAAGATAGTTCTCTTCCGAAGAAAGATTATCTAAATCAATCTCCAAATCTAAAAGTATCTTTACTGGTGACGTGCTAACGGCCATTCGCTTCTTGTTGCTTTTGCTTTTGCTCTTCTTCTTCAAGATGTTGTTGAAGTAAAAGAACGTAAATGTCTCTTTCCCACGGCATCATACTTTCAATCTCAGTCAAACTATATTTATGATACTGCATTAACGAAAAATTAAGCTTGAAGTAACCTTCAAGATTCATATACACCATGGCTAACCGAAAAAAGATGCTAACCCTTCAAGAACAATTTCATTTTCCTTTTTAGTATTAGGATTTGTAAGAGTAACAGTATGCTTTAATTTAGGCATAGTTTCAAAAAAAGTTTCAATGTCTTTAAATTGAGAAGAATTCATAGACTCAAGAAACTCATTCAGTTCTTTCTTAGTACAATCAGTAGATGCCCATACCTCTTCTTGGGTATAGATCTTATTAATACAAGATCCTATCAACTCAAATGACTGATCCATTTGATTTTTTTCATTAAAATCAAAATTATTTTTAATAAATTCATCAAGAGATGGATACTTCATTTCCATCATAATATTTTCATCAATCTTTATCACATTAGTATGTTCATCATTCTTTTGAATCTTAATATCATCGATATTAATTTTCTTTTTGACTTCAGTTACTTCATCATCAGGACAAATAAGATTAACTTCGATTTCCTCCCCAACAGATTTACCACGAATATTTAAGAAAAGATATTCAATATCAAAAGTAGGTAAGGTCTCAACTTTAACTCCCTTAGTAGCAATACAATTTTTAATTACTGCTCTGATAGCATTAGTAATCTGTTTTGTATCTTCACTTTCAAGAGCTATTAATAAAACCTTTTCTTCCTTAACTAAGAATGGTCTATATCGTATCGTCTTTCCAGTAGATGGTAATTCCAACTCATAAGTCGGTGTCGCAATCTTTGGTAATGGCATGATATGTTTATAACAATGTCAGTGTACTTATTTATAGAGGTTATTTGATGATAATGTAGTCACTTACCTAAGTTACCAAATAAATTACCATCCCATTTTCGTTTTCCACCTCCTCCTCTATTTGGATTAGTAAGGATATTTTTATTTCCTTGTCCTCTTAGTATAGGTTCAGGAGTATTGATTACAGGTGCTACAGGTGCTACAGGTGTTACAGATACTTCCCCTATCCTGCTTGTATTGAATTTTTGATCCATAACATATCTCACATAACTATAACTCACAGTGCATTTTAAAACTTGTGCATCGCCATAAGTAATTGGCATTGTATTAATATTTGTAGGATATGTCCTTATAAATTGATAGGTTAATCCACTAGTACTTTCTTTCTCAAATTTGTAAATATACAATTCATCCAACATATAATCATCAGGATAACTCATCTTATAAAAATAATTAGAATCTCTTAATCCAAAACCACCTGCATTCTGATCTTCACCTGCAATGTAAGAAATATATGATTCAAAAAATCTTATTGGATAATAATTCTCATCACCTACATTAACATAAAAAGTTAAATCTAATTTCTGATCATACACTTTTCTATGCGGCATCTTCTCAGTGACACCAGTGTAATCATTATCTACATTAAAAGTTATTAATTGATTTCCTGGTAATGAAGCCTCTGTACATAATATTGACAAATAATTATAAGGTGATGTTGTGCCTCCATTCAAAGAAGACAAAAATGTAGGCACAGGAATTTGCACCTCAAAATAAGGTGTCAGAGACGGTTGTAAAATCGTACTCTTTATATTATCTACGTTTCTATGTGTTGGTCGTACCCCAGCCATCTAAATAATATTTGACTTACTATATTATGTATGTCCGAAAGTAAAAAGAGTATTTACAAACCCAAAAACCCAAAGAAATATAAAGGTAATGTTAATAATATTATCTGCCGTAGTTCTTGGGAATCTAAATTCTGTGGTTATTGTGATCTGAATGAAAATATTATACAATGGGGTAGTGAAGAATTCTTCATACCATACCGTGCTCCTGATGGAAAGGTTCGTAGATATTTCCCAGACTTTCTTATTAAAGTTAAAGAAAGTAATGGAAAAATAAAAACCTATGTAATTGAAGTCAAACCATTAAAACAAACAAAACCTCCGAAGAAAAGAAAAAAAGTGACTCCATCATATCTTTACGAATGTAAAACTTATGCAGTTAATGAAGCTAAATGGAAATTTGCACATGATTGGTGTGAAAATAGGGGAATTGAATTTAAAATTATTACGGAAAGAGAACTTGGTGTTGCATCATGACAGACTCCTTTGGTTTTAGTGAACTAGAAAATAATCCCACTGCAAGAGTTGATGAGCTTAAAAGAATAATTGAAGCAGAAAATACTACTGATCCTGAAGAGATAATGCTGACCATTATGGATATCTTCAATCAAACAGTAACACCTATACCAGAGGCAGGAAAGTTTTATACCTTTGTATATAATCCAAAGACTCCCAACATAACATATGATCAACATCCATTGATTGCATGTGTCGATTTATTCTCATGGGGATTCAGAGGACTTAACTTTCATTGGCAAAAATATAGGAATTATACATGGGCAGAACTTGCAGGACAACTATACATTGTAGAGTATCAAGAGTTAGATGAGTTGTTGTCATTACAATACGGAAAATTCTTGCTAAATAACTAGATAAGAACCGTGTTAAGTTAATGAGCACTACCGATAATATATTAGGAGCAAGCAAATATAACTTTTCTGGATCATCTAGCGGTCTTCCAAAAGGGTATAAGAATGACAAATTCTTTACCTTAATGAATAAGAAAACTGGAAAGATTGAACTTAAAAAAGATGGTCCTCTAGGATTTGATCCTATTATAGGATCATTTGATCCAGTAACAAAAAAGTTTACAGGAGATAATCCTTTATTATATCGAGATTTAGCTAAACACTATAATACCGATGAGGGTCGAAAACAATTAGAAAATGCAGCAAGGGATGGAGCAATAAAAGAACAGGTAGAGGGTGGTGTTGATCCAATTGTTGCAAGAAAAATAGCAAATGATGTTATAAAAGATGGTTCAACAAATGTAGATCCAAACGATTCTAACGATGTAAGGCGTATTATAGGTGAAGAAAAAGAAAAGCTTCTTGGTGGTTTAGGTAGAAAAAGATTTGGTGATTACAGATATCCAGAAAAACTGAGTAAGGATCAGGATGCAATAAAATTTGCACTGATGGAATTCACACCAAGAAAATTTAGTTCTGAAACACCAGGAGTTTTAGAAGATAGAGAAAGAAGTGTAGAACAAAAACAAATTCTAGGGTCTGTCGTATTACCAATACCAGGTGGAATCAAAGATCAAAATAGTGTTGGATGGAGTGCTGGAGACCTTAATCCTGCTGAATTATTAGGAGCTCAATCAACAATTTCACTATTAGGTGGTGGTGAATCTGAAATTGGTGATATAATAAAAGGGGTTTCAAATACTGCTGGTGGGAAAGGAATGAAAGAGGCTGCTGTAAAAGCATTGGCAGGTGCTGCAACTGGTACTAGTCAACAACTCATACAAAGAGGAGAAGGTGCTGTATTTAATCCTAATGTAGAATTGCTTTTTAATAAACCTCAACTAAGATCATTTAATTTTGCATTTAATCTATCTCCTAGAAATAGTAGAGAAAGTAGTGAAGTCAAAAAAATTATTCGATTATTCAAACAAGGAATGGCAGTAAGAAAAACTCAAAAAGGTGTGTTTCTCAAGTCTCCATTAATTTTTCAGATAACATATATAAACAATGCAAATAACTTAAATAGATTTAAAGAAGCTGCTCTAACAGATTTCTCTGTAGACTATACACCTAATGGAGCATACTCAACATTTAGAGATGGTACGATGACACAATATAAAATAACAATGAAATATCAAGAACTCGATCCAATCTTCAATAGTGATTATGATGATCTAGATGATGAAGAACCATTTAATGCAGGATTTGGTCCATTAGCAAACGCAACTCAGACAGACGCAGCAGGTATAGGTTACTAAAATGTCAAATTACTTTAAACGAATTCCAAACATTGATTATGTAAGTAGGTTACCTAATGCCAAAATAGGTGACTACATGAAAGTAAAAAACCTCTTTAAAAAAGGTCAACTAAGAGATGATATTTTCCAAGATCTTGCTGTCTTCACCAAATATAAAATCAAAGGTGATGATAGACCAGACAATGTTGCCTTTGATTACTACAGTGACTCTGA